TGTAACGAAAGGAAGCTTTCAATGGCGCAATGGAGTTAAAGATACTCAAGTAATATTTTACCCTAATAAAGACGGTAGATTTTTAATATCTTGGGTGCCACCTAAAAATCTTCAAAATAGTGTGATCATAAAGAATGGTAAGAAGTATCCTGGTAATGAACACGTTGGAGCTTTTGGTTGTGATAGTTACGATATATCAGGTACGGTTGATGGTAAAGGTTCTAATGGAGCTTTACACGGTCTTACTAAATTTAGTATGGAAGATGTTCCACCTAATCATTTTTTTTTAGAATATATATCAAGACCACAAACTGCAGAAACGTTTTTTGAAGATGTATTAATGGCTTGCATATTTTACGGTATGCCAATACTTGCAGAAAATAATAAACCAAGATTATTATATTATTTTAAACGTAGAGGTTATAGAGGTTTCAGTATAAACCGACCTGACAAAGTTTGGAATAAATTATCAACTACAGAAAAAGAAATAGGTGGAATACCTAACTCTAGTGAAGATATTAAACAAGCGCATGCAGCAGCAATAGAAACCTATATAGAAGATCATGTTGGTTTCAATGGAGAAACACATGGTGATATGTATTTTCAGAATACGCTAGAAGACTGGGCTAAATTTAACATTAATAATAGAACTAAGCATGATGCTTCTATTAGCTCTGGTTTAGCAATTATGGCTTGTAACAAAAATAAGTATAGACCAATACCCCATGTTATTAAAAATCAAGTTAAACTTGGATTTAAAAAATATGATAATAACGGATCAACATCAAAAATAATACAATAAATGCAAATTTACACTAATATGAATAGCACTTTTCCAGATCAGATCGTATCTGATGCTGAGAAAGCTTCATGGGATTATGGTTTAGCCGTTGGTAGAGCTATTGAAGGAGAGTGGTTTAACAACTACAGAGGTGGTGGTTATAGGTTTATGACTAACTACAATACCTTTCATAATAGAAGATTATATGCTAGAGGAGAACAATCTATACAAAAGTATAAAGATGAATTGTCTATAAACGGTGATTTATCTTATTTAAACTTAGACTGGAAACCTGTGCCTATTATACCTAAGTTTGTTGACATTGTAGTAAATGGTATATCACAAAGAAGTTACGAAGTTAAAACATTTGCTCAAGATCCGGAGTCGATGAGAAAAAGAACTCAGTATGCTCAAAATATTATAGATGATATATTTTTAAAGCAATATGATGAAGCTGTTAAAAAGAATTTTAAAATAGACTTATCTAAAAGTAAAAAAGATAAAGATTCTCCAAAAAGCTTAGATGAGCTTCCTGCTCATATGCAATTAAACTATAAACAGTCTATAGAAATTGCTGAAGAAGAATTAATAAGCCAAGTACTAGACAAAAACAAATATCATTTAATTAGAAAAAGATTAAACTACGATTTAACAGTTCTAGGTATTGGAGCTGTTAAAACTACATTTAATAGATCTGAAGGTATTGTATTAGACTATGTTGATCCTGTTAATTTAGTATACTCATATACTGAAGATCCTAATTTTGAAGACTTATACTACGTTGGTGAAGTTAAAAACATTAGTCTACCTGAGCTTAAGAAAGAATTTCCTACTATCAGTAACAGTGAATTAGAAAAAATTCAAAAGTACGAAGGTAATAGTAGCTATAGCAGAGAATGGAACGGTAAAAGAGATGGTCAAACTGTTCAAGTTTTATATTTTGAGTGGAAGTCTTATACTAATCAAGTTTTTAAAATAAAGAAAACCAACGTTGGTTTAGAAAAAGTTATTGAAAAGCAAGATACATTTTTAGAAGCAGAAGATAATGATAACTTTAAAAAAGCTTATAGATCAATAGAAACACTTTATTGTGGAGCTAAGATTTTAGGTTTTGAAAACATGTTAAGATGGGAAATGTCTGAGAATATGACAAGACCTTATTCTGACAGTGTTAAAGTTAATATGAGTTACAATATATGCGCTCCTAGAATGTACAGAGGACGCATAGAATCACTCGTGTCTAGAATTACAGGTTTTGCTGATATGATTCAGTTAACTCATCTTAAACTGCAACAAGTAATGTCTAGAATAGTACCTGATGGTGTATATTTAGATATGGATGGTTTAGCAGAAGTTGATCTTGGTAATGGTACTAATTACAACCCAGCTGAAGCTTTAAATATGTATTTCCAAACTGGTTCTATTGTTGGTAGATCAATGACTCAAGATGGAGATCAAAACTTAGGTAAAGTTCCAATACAAGAATTACAGTCTTCTTCTGGTGGTGCTAAAATGCAAAGCTTAATACAGACCTATCAGTATTACTTGCAAATGATAAGAGATGTAACCGGGTTAAACGAAGCAAGAGATGCTAGTACACCTGATCCATCATCTTTAGTTGGATTACAGAAGTTAGCTGCGGCAAATTCCAATACTGCTACTAGACACATACTACAGGGTAGTTTGTTTTTAACTCTTAAAACATGTGAAAACATATCACTTAGAGCTGCTGATGCTTTGATGTTCCCACTAACTAGAATGTCGCTACAGAATAGTATATCTAATTATAATATACATACACTGGATGAACTTTCTAAATTAAGTATACATGATTTTGGTATATTTATTGATTTAGAACCAGACGAAGAAGAGAAGCAAATGCTAGAGCAAAATATACAAGTAGCGTTATCAAAAGGTGGTATTGATTTAGAGGATGCTATAGATATTAGAAATATAAACAATTTAAAGCTGGCTAACGAACTACTTAAAAAACGTAGACAAGAAAAGCAAAAGCTAGAACAACAACAAAAACAACAATTAATTCAAGCTCAAGCTCAAGCTAACGCTCAAGCTAGTGAGGCTGCTGCACTTGCTGAAGTTCAGAAAAATCAAGCTTTAAACGAGACTAACATTCAGTTTGAGCAAGCTAAATCTCAATTTGATATTCAAAGAACTCAAAGCGAGTACCAACTAAGAAAAGAATTAATGGCTGAGCAGTTTGGATATGACATGCAATTAAAGCAGATGGATATGCAAGCTACTAAGCAGAAAGAAAAAGATATTGAAGATCGAAAAGATGAAAGAGTTAGAATGCAAGGAACTCAACAAAGTAAAATGATCGATCAACGTAAAAACGGTTTACTACCTACAGATTTTGAGTCAAATCAACCTGATAATCTAGGTGGTGATGCACAAGGCGAGATGATGCCACAATAACATTTATTAACTATTATATTATATTATGTCAGAAGAAATAAAAGAAACTTCTACTGGTGAGTTAGAGCAAGGTGAATTTAAACTTAAAAAGAAACCTAAAAAGCTAGCTAATAGAAAACCAGAAGAAACAGTAAAGGTAGATTTATCTAAGAAAGAAGAAACACCTAAAATAGAAATTAAAAAAGATGCCGTTCCAGAGTCAAGCACAACGAAGGTGGATGTACGCGAACTTTCCAAAGATGGCGTCGAAGTGGGAGAAACACACACCGAAGAACCGAAAGCTACCGAAGAGAAAAAAGAAGAGCCAGTAGCAACTATAACTGAAATTACTGAAGAAATTAAAGAAGAAGAAAAAGTAATTGAAGATATTAAAGAAGAGATAAAAGAAAATCCTAAATTAGAACTACCAGAAAATGTAGAAAAACTAGTGGATTTTATGAAAGATACTGGAGGCACAGTAGAAGACTATGTAAGGTTAAACGCTGATTACTCTAGTATTAGTGAAGAAGCTTTGCTAAATGAATATTATAAAAAGACTAGGCCACATCTTGATCCTGAAGAAGTTAAATTCCTTATGGAAGATAAATTTATTTATGATGAAGATTTGGATGAAGATCGCGATATAAGAAAAAAGAAACTCGCGAAAAAAGAAGAAATTGCAAAAGCCAAAAGCTTTTTGGAGGAAACGAAAAAGAAGTATTACGACGAGATTAAGTTAAGACCGGGCGCTACTCAAGAACAACAAAAAGCAATGGAGTTTTTCAATAGATATAACAAAGAACAAGGTGTGATAAAAAAACATCATGAGGACTTTAAACAAAATACCAATAAGTATTTCAACAATGAATTCGAAGGTTTCGATTTTAAAGTTGGTGAAAAACGTTTTAGGTATAGTGTTAATAACGCTAATGATGTTGCTGAGAATCAATCTAAACTTTCAAACTTTACTAAGAAGTTCTTAAACAAAGATGGAAGCGTGAAAGATTTAAAAGGTTATCATAAAGCACTTTATACTGCAGATAATGCCGATAGTATAGCAAATCATTTTTATGAGCAAGGCAAAGCCGATGCTGTTAAAGATATAACTGCTAAGTCTAAAAACATAAATAATGAAGCGCGCACTTCACCTTCAGGGGATATATTTATAAACGGGCTAAAAGTAAAAGCAATAAATGGAGTAGATAGTTCTAAGTTAAAAATAAAAAGAAAAAAAACAACTTAACTAAAAATTAAAAATTATGAGTTTTGCAACAAGTGGGAGTTTTCCTGCAAGTTTAATTCCAGCTCAAAAGAAGCAAGCTTTAAGTAACAACTACTTAAACTTTGCTGATGGTACAAGCGATTGGGCACAACAATATCTGCCTGAGCTTTACGAAGCTGAAGTTGAGAGATATGGTAATAGAACATTATCAGGTTTCTTAAGAATGGTTGGCGCTGAAATGCCAATGACATCTGATCAAGTACTTTGGTCTGAACAAAATAGACTACACGTTTCTTATAATGAGTGTAATGCTAAAGGTGGTGCTCTTACTGACACTATTCAAATTCAATTAGCTAATGCTAATCCAACTACTGGTGGTAGAGGTAACAACACTGTAGCTATTAAAGCTAATCAAACTATATTAGTTGCTGATAACGCTACTGGTTTAATTACTTCAAAATGTATCGTATCTAGCGTAACACAACCTACTGCTCCAGCTACAGTTGCTGAAATAGTAGTTGTACCTTATGCTGGTGCTGCTTTACCTGCTGGTTTACAAACGGCTGGTGCTAGTACTTTAAACTTATTTGTTTATGGTTCTGAGTTTGGAAAAGGTTCTGATGATGCTTCAATGACATCTATTGAGCCAAGTTTTACTGAATACCACAACTCTCCAATTATCATTAGAGACAAGTATGAAGTAAACGGTTCTGACGCTGCACAAATCGGTTGGGTAGAAATAGCTACTGAAGATGGAACATCTGGATACTTATGGTATTTAAAAGCTGAGTCTGAAACAAGACTAAGATTTGAAGACTATATGGAGATGTCATTAGTTGAAGGTGAAAAAGCTGGTCACACAGTCGCTATGCCAAATCAAACTAGTGTTAACTTAAAAGGTACAGAAGGTTTATTCGCTGCTATTGAAGCAAGAGGTAATGTATATCAAGGTTTTGCAGGTGCTGCTGCTCCAGGTTCTGGTGCAATGGGAGATTTCGATGAGATCCTTAAAAACTTAGATAAGCAAGGTGCTATTGAAGAAAACATGCTTTTCTTACAAAGACAAACTGCTTTAGATTTTGATGATATGATCGCAGCTATGGCTGGTGGAGGTTATGCTTCTACTGCTGCAGCTTCTTATGGTCTATTTGGCAATGAAGAAGACATGGCGCTTAACTTTGGGTTTTCTGGTTTCAGAAGAGGTTCTTATGACTTCTACAAAACTGATTGGAAATATCTAAATGATGCTTCAACAAGAGGTTTATCTAAAGCTATTGATGGTGTTTTAGTTCCTGCTGGAACTTCTACAGTATACGATCAAATGCTTGGATCAAACATTAGAAGACCTTTCTTACATGTAAGATATAGAGCTTCTGAATCAGAAGATAGAAGATACAAAAACTGGATCACTGGTTCAGTAGGTGGAGCTTATACTTCTGGTGTTGATGCAATGTCTGTACATTTCTTAACTGAAAGATGTTTAGTAACACAAGCTGCTAATAACTTCGTGTTATTCAAAGTAGTTTAATTTATTAACATTTAAAAAGATAGAAATTATGAGTTATATTTATGTAACAGTGGCTGGTTCTGGAACAGGATCAGAAAACACTACAAAACCAATCCCAACAGATAACATAGTAGCAGTTACAGGAGGATCTACTTCTACTGTAATTACTTACTCTATGGTTTATAGTGAGAATCAAATTATTACTTTGACTCACGCGGCTGTTGGAGCTGCAGTACCAACTTTCATTAAATTGGTAGTTGATGCTCTTAGAGAATCACAAGAAAACCCAGGTAAACTTGTATCAATTGATACTTCTACTTATGCGGTTTCTGACTGTATTCAATCTCACAGTTAATTAAACTAATATAAGATCCCGCTTCGGCGGGGTCTTTTTTAATTATTATATTATATTATATTATGGAAACAAAAGAAAAGAAAGCTCCTGAAGTAAAAGATACTTGGGAGTATAAAGATAGAAATTACTACTTAAGTAATAACAAAGAACCTTTAAGTTACACAATACCTAGCAAACACACTAGAAAATATCCACTAGTTTGGTTTGACAAAGATAGAGGATATGAAAGAGAACTTAGATATGCTACTAATCAACAAAGTATATTTGTAGACGAGCAGAAAGGACAAGTAACTTTAAAGCATATAGTATTTGAACATGGTGTTTTACATGTACCTAAAGAGAAAAGAAGCTTACAAGAATTTTTAGCTAAGCATCCACATAATGGGATTATATTTTCTGAATTAGACAAACAAGTAGAAGCTGTAGATCAATTAGAATATTTAGAACTAGAAGCAGATGCTGTTAGTTTAGCTAGATCAATGGATATAGACCAAGGAGAAGCTATACTACGAGTAGAAATTGGATCTAGTGTTTCTAATTTAAGTACTAAAGAATTAAAAAGAGATTTATTATTATTTGCTAGACAAAACCCAGGTTTGTTCTTAAATTTATCTCAAGATGAAAATATTATATTAAGAAATTTTGCTATAAAAGCAAGGGAAGCAGGTGTAATATCTATATCTTCAGATCAAAGAACTATTAAATGGGCTAGTAATGGACGTAAATTAATGACTGTACCATTTGACGAAAATCCTTACTCAGCAATGGCTGCGTGGTTCAAGACAGATGAAGGTTTAGAGATTTACAAGTCGATTGATAAAAAACTCAAATAACAAGTGATTATAAATTAGGGTGGTATTTCGCCACCCTTTTTTTTTAAAAATATTAAAATGGCAATAAACGTAAATACTGTATATACAACCGTATTAAGTATCCTTAATAAAGAACAAAGAGGATATTTAACTCCAGTTGAATTTAATAAGTTAGCTACTCAGGTGCAATTAGAAATCTTTGAAAACTTTTTTGAAGATTATAACCAGTATATACGCATGCCGAAAACAGATGTAGAGTTCGCGTCACGCATGGATCATATACGGGAAGAGTTTCAAGTGTTTGAGAAAACGGCAAACGCTTCTGCTGTAGCTATAAACGTTTATACGCAACCTACAGATCTTCATAGATTCGGTTCTGCTTTTTACACTAAAGGAACAAACTCACCTGAAATAGGTATATTAAGTAAAAGAGATTATCAACAACAGATATTATCTCCTCTTTTGCAACCAACCACTAACTTTCCCGTAGCAACATATAAAGAAGATAAACTTACAGTATTTCCTGCTGTAACTGGTCCTGTCGTTTCAGACGTTAGTTTTAACTATATTAAAAAACCAAGTGATCCTGTTTGGGGTTATACTGTAGGAGGTTTAGGTCAATACTTATATAATGGTGGAACTTCTACTGATTTTGAAATAAGTGATAGCCAACAAACAGAGTGTATATTAAAAATACTACAATATGCTGGGGTGATAATAAGAGATCCTAATATAGTACAAGCTGCACAACAAGAATTAATGCAAGATCAAGCTAACGAAAAAAGATAATAAAAAATGGGGTTACTAACAGAAACTAACGAACAATACTATGCTGGTCAACAATCATTTACAGCTACAGCAGCTCAAACAACTTTTACGTGGACTGGCGATGTTGCTTTAATAGCTACCACAGCTACTAGCTACACTAATTTTAAATTATTAGTAGACAACGTAGAGTGGACACAAGTGACTGGTGCTCCTGTAGGGACACAATATCAATTATCTGGCGACAACATAGTAACTGTACCAGCTATGGCTGGAGCTGAAGTAGTTGTTATACAATTATTAGATAGTGCTAAATGGGCTAATAATAATAGTTATAGCTATATTACTTTAACTGACGTTATAAATAACTTTATGGTAGCTTATGTAGGTATGGATAAATTAATACCTAGAGTTAAAAGATCAGATGTTGTGTTTCATGCTAAGCGTGGTTTGCAAGAGTTTTCTTATGACACATTAAAATCTATAAAGTCTCAAGAGCTTACTATACCACCTAGCTTATCTATTATAATACCACAAGACTATGTTAATTATGTAGAAATGTCTAGGATAGATGACTTAGGTGTTAAACATGTTATATACCCAACCACGTTAACTAGTAATCCTTATACTGTGCCAGTTCAAGATGCTAGTGGTGTACCTACACAGAATAATTTAGGTGAAAATTTAGAAGGTAGTTCTCAAACTAATGAAAGATGGGATACTGCTGACGACAACCAATTAACAGGAGCTTACAATAATGATATGTACAATGCTGGTGTGTACAACTGGACTTGGGATAAAGTGGCTTATGGTAGAAGATATGGTTTAGATCCAGAAACTTCACAGACTAATGGATGGTTTACTATAAATGATAGAGAAGGTAAATTTTCTTTTAGTAGTAACTTAGCTGGTCAACTTATTATATTAGAATACATATCCGATGGATTGTCAGTAGATTATGACACTAAGATACCTAAGCTAGCAGAGGAAGCAATATATATGCATATAATATATAATATACTAGCTGGAAGAATTAATGTCCCAGAATACATTGTTCAAAGGTATAAAAAAGACAGACGAGCTGCACTTAGAAATGCTAAGATAAGATTAAGCGAAATTAAATTGAATCAATTTGTTCAAGTTATGAGAAACAAATCTAAATGGATTAAACATTAATTATGCCAGAAATTAAAAATACATTTCTAGCGTCTAAGATGAATAAAGATATTGATGCTAGATTACTTCCAAATGGCGAATATAGAGATGCTTTAAATGTAGGTGTAAACACTTCAGAAGGGTCAGATATAGGAGCATTAGAAAATATTTTAGGAAATATTAAGATAGCGGACTTTGGCTTAAGCACTACGTGTAATTTAGAGGTTATTGGTAAATGCGTAGATGACGTTAATGAAAGGTTATTTGTATTTATAACAAATTGGGATGATGGTTCTGCCAGTAATTTAAACACAAGTATTGGAGCTTTAGCTACATATGTTAAATGTTATATATGTATGTATGATGCTAGAAACCAAACCGAAGCTATATTAGTTCAGGGTACTTTTCTTAATTTTTCAAAAACAAATATTATAACTGGCGTTAATGTATTAGAAAATTATTTATTTTGGACAGATAATAGAAATCAACCAAGAAAAATAAACATTGATTCAGCATTATCTAATTCTAGTTTTTACACACGTGAAGAGCAAATATCAGTAGCTAAACCAGCGCCATATAAAGCTATAGAATTATATAAGACATTTGGTGGAAATGATGTTTCCACAATGCTAGACGTTATAAGCGAATATTTACCAGATGGTCAAACTAATAACCCTTATTATGATGCTACTTGGGGAGGTGATAGTGAATATTTAAAAGACAAGTTTGTAAGATTTTCATATAGATATAAATTTGTAGATGGTGAATATTCTTTAATAGCGCCATTTACTCAAATCGCTTTTATACCTGAACAAGATGGTTATTTTATCGATAGAGAAGCTATACCAGCTGTGGCTACTTCTACAGCAATAAATGACGATGATAAAACATACGTAGGTACTGACGTAGATTTCATGGTAAATAAAGTAAATAGAATTTTGCTGCAAATACCTGTACCGCAACAATTAGATGGAGTAGGCGCATGGAACTTTGCTTTTACAAATCTTCACATATCTGAAATAGACATATTATACAAAGAATCTAACGAAACAAGTATAAAAATTGTAGAAACAATTAAAAGATCTACTTTTGAAACGGTTACTAGCGGATCATTAGAATATATATACAACTCTACTAAACCATACAAGACTTTACCGAGTTCAGAAATAATAAGAGTGTCAGATGTAGTTCCAATCAAAGCTTTAGCTCAAACGGTAAGTGGTAATAGAATTATTTATGGGAACTATATTAACAGGCATGCTTCACCTGCTGATTTAAACTATTATGTAAGTACTAACACAAAACAAGCAGTAGCTGATAGTCCTGACAGAATAGAATATCCAAACCATAATCTTAAACAAAATAGAAGTTACCAAGTCGGTATAGTTTTGCAAGATTATTTTGGTAGACAATCAAATGTAATATTGTCATCTCAAGATAATAATACTAATAACGCTAGTACTATTTATCATCCATATAGATCTTCAGGAGCTACACCTGCTTTGTTTTCTGCTACAGATACTTGGCCAGGTGATAATCTAGTTGTTAACTTTGCAAGTGCTATACCTGATCAAGATCCAGGAAACATAGGATATCCAGGCTTGTATAGTACAACTAATCCGTTAGGATGGTATACATACAGGGTGGTTGTAAAACAAAAAGAACAAGAATATTATAATATATATTTTCCAGGAATATTAAATGGATATACTGATCCAGATGGGTCAGCAGGCAGTGGTGCTTCAACATCAGATCCTACTGTACATTTTGTACTACATGGAGATAATATAGATAAAGTACCAAGAGATTTAACAGAGTTAGGTCCTGATCAAAAAATATTTAGATCATCAAAGCGAAATACAAATGTTAAAATGTTTTCGTCATTAGCAGATGAACAATGGATGAAATCTCAGCCAAGAACGCAAGAAGAAATATCTGATTACTATGCTCAGCAAGATGCTTTATTTAGAGATTCTGTTTCTACTGTCCCAGAAAATAGTAGTTTAGATGTGTTTTTAAGAGTTAATACTGATACTACAGGTTCTTCTGCTGCAGATATGGTTAATAAACAACATTTTTTTCCTACAAATTTTATAAAACCAGATAATGTTACTACTATAGGTACTCTTACAGATTTAGGCTTATATGACGGTACAAGTTCTGGACCAGCAAAAGATAATCCGGTTTACTATAATTATCAATCAAAGCCACTTATAGCCCAAACTTCAGTTCAAGATATAACAATAGGAGAACTAGCTACTAATGCGTTTCCGTTTTTAGGAGTTTACGAAACTAAACCTATAAAATCAGCTTTAGAAATATTTTGGGAAACTACAACTAATGGAGATGTAGCGTCACTTAATACTTTAATTACTTCTTCAGATACAGAATCAGTAGTTAAATTTGAAGATACTATATACTCTGGAAGTGGTAGTCAACCTGGACCAGTATCTATTCTATATGAAAATATAGCTATCGGCGCTGACGCGACACAAGTGTTTAAAGCTGTTAATTCTACTGGTGCTACTAGAACTACATCTACAGGTACATTAGTAAGTGTAATTAATGGATTAGGTGCTGATGTAACTAGTAATTACTCTTTAACTAGCATAGGAAGTGGAACGTACAAATTAGTAACTGCAGCAAAAGTAGTTTCATCTTTAAACTACGCGCAGACTGCAAGATACAATACTGGTTTAGAATTTCAATTAACGGTCACGATAAGGATGGTTAGTAGTAGTGCTGCTTCAGCAATAACTACTAATAATTCTTTTAATATTAATATTTTAAATGTAGCACCTCAATATGTAGCACCCGCTTCTGCAGCAGTAGAAAATATAGCTACTACCCCTACTGCTACTACTAGTTTATATACTATAATAGCTACTAATGGAAGTATTAATGAAAATAGATGGGGTGAAGATGTTGAATTTGAAATAACTTCTCAAATTATTAGCGGTGGTGAAGCTATAAATTATTTCTTTCTAAATAATCAAATTATTGATTCATCTAATAGAGCTACTATTAAGCTGTATCACAATGGAGCCGATAACACGACGGTTATCCCTACAGGTGTATATGATATTGTAGTTAAATTTAGAGATAGACCAGTTGGTCCTATCGACTTTACTAAAACACTAAACTTTAAAGTAACTGTTTCTTAAGTAATAAATTAAATAAATAAGTAATTATAAATTATGGCTTACGCATTACCAGTAAAATACTACAATTCCTTCTTATTAAAGAAAGCTTCAAGTAATTTAGTTTCTCCATATGCTGCTCCTTTCAACTGGCCAGGTCTTCCTTGGAACCCCGCTAAAAGCGCTTATGATGGCACAGCTTTAAGTCCAGTTTATCCAACTTTTCCTTTTGGATCTGGTGTTACTTATGGAACTGGAAATCAGTGGTATTTAGAAGAAGCTAGAATAAAAGGTGGATTTAACAATACTAGTGTTGATTTTGGAGTAAGAGCTTATGCTGTAGAAGAATCAAATGCTCAGCCAAACAATCAAAGCTCTTTAATTTATTCTGGTATTTTAAACAACGCTACAGGTTTTAATGCTACTAATGTATTTTCTATTGGTGAAAATATTACTAAAGGATTTAACCCAGCTGATGGTTCTATACAAAAACTTTATGCGGCAGATACTAATGTTATAGTGTTTCAAGAAAGTAAGGTTAATAAGATCCTTATAAACAAAAATACTGTGTACTCTGGAGATCAAGGAGCTCAAGAAAGCGCTTTAACTAGAGTGCTTGGACAAATATATCCTTACGCTGGAGCTTTTGGAATTAGTAAAAATCCTGAATCTTTCGCAGTTTTTGGAAATAGAAAATATTTTGTTGATCAAAACCAAGGGTTAGTTTTAAGATTATCTAATGATGGTTTCACACCTGTATCAGCATATGGTATGAGAGATTACTTTAGAGATACTTTAGCTACTGTTTCTACTAATTATAGACCAGTTATAGTCGAACAAAGTTTTAATCTAACAGTAGATGCTGATGGTAATTTAAGTATACCTGTTGTATCTGGAGATGTTGCTTGTAATTTTCAAGCTGGATCTAGTATATATTTAAATGGTTTACCGGTCGAAAACAATAAAACCGGCGGAAATTTATTTTTAGTTGGAACTGTTGATCCTATTACAGCTGGTATTACAAGTACTACCAGTATAACTACTGCGGGATCTGGATATACAGCAGGTTTAAATGGAACAACTGGAGGTAGTGGAGATGGAAACTTAGCGGTAACTATTGGAGTTGATGGAGGTGGTGGAATAACTAGTGCTACTGTTTACACTCCTGGGAATGGGTATAAAGTTGGTGATGTTGTAACTGTTGTAGGTACAGGTACTTTAGGAACATTAACAGTAACCGCAATTGTTAATGAAACAATATTTATATTTGGTGAAGATAATGTTCAATTTTGGACTCCAGCACCTCCTATAAGTGCTACAACGGCGATTACTTTAGGTTTTGAAACTAGAGAAATAGGTAGAATATTCGGAGCTTGGGATATACACGATGATAGTTACGCAGTTTCTATACAATCTAATAATGGTACGGCTAATTACGCTACATTAACATATAGTGAATCAAGTAGAGGTTGGGTGAGTAGACATAGCTATAAGCCTCAGTTTATGGATAGTATGCGTGATAAGTTTTATTCTACTAATCAAGGCTCTATATGGCAGCATTATGACAATGTCACTGTTAATAATAGAACTAATTATTATGGAACAAGATATGACGCTAGTATAGAATTTGTTTTAAACCAAAAACCATCTGTAAATAAAAACTTTTTAACATTAGGTTATGAAGGTAGCAATGGTTGGCAAGCTGACTTTTTTAAATCTGATTTTGAAGGGTTTAATTACGAATATTATACTACACCTGTTGGAGGTTATATACAAAACCAAGACACAGCGGCATTAATTCTAAGTAATCTTAAAGGAAGATATGAAATTAATACACCTACTAACACAGGTACAAACGCTGTTACACCACCTTTTGAATATGCTGGGTTTGTTAGAAAAGAGAACAGATACGTAGCTAATCTTATCAATAATAGTGTCGCTAGAGGTGGTGAAGTAATTTTTGGATCATCTATGTCAGGAATTAAGGGTTATTACTCTACAGTGCAACTATCTACTGATAACACAACAGAGCCTGGTGGTGAAAAAGAATTATTCTTAGTGTCTTCTACTTTTTCAGTATCCTCTTATTAAAAATCAAATTAAATGAAAAACGAAACATTAATATCTAGAAATACTAGTATAGCAGAACCTAATCTCGCTATGCAGAGTCAAATTGTAGAATTTCAAAGTTATTTACAAAACTTAGATAATGAAAACTTTATTGTATACGACGATAAAGCTTCTACAAAAGTATGTCCTTTAAAACACACTTTCTCTGATGGTATATATGTGAGAGAAATAACTATACCTGCAGGCATGTTTATAGTAGGCAAAATACATAAGCATGACCATCCTAACTTTTTATTAAAAGGAAAAGTGGTTGTGGTAACAGAAGATGGAATAGAAGAGCTAGAAGGACCGTTATCAATGATATCTAAAGCAGGTACTAAAAGAGCATTATATGCCGAGACGGACTTAGTATGGACGACTATACATGCTAATCCATCTAACACAGAAGATTTAGAAGAGCTAGAAGAAAATATTATAGCTCCTACATATTTAGAGTATGAAAAATTTAAACAATTAAAAAAATAAGTTATGGCATGGGTAATGGTAGGCGTAGCTGCTGTAAGTTTAGGCGCGGGAATAGTAGATTCTCACAAGCAAAATAAAAAAGCTAAAGAAGAAGCAAAAAAAGCTGCTGATACTGAAAACCGCATGAAGCTTTTTGAGCAAGGTAGACAACCTGTAATAAATAAAGCTGATGAAATTAGAGCAATGAAAAATGATCTGTCTAATCCATACGCTAATTTACCAGTAGCTACTCAAGCAGCTGAAATGCAAGCTGAGCAAACTGATCAAGCCTTAGCAAACACACTAGATACTATTAGAGCTACAGGTGCAGGAGCTGGCGGAGCTACAGCTTTGGCTCAAGCCGCGGCACAAAGCAAGTCTAAAGTAGCAGCTAGTATAGAGCAGCAAGAAGCTGCTAACGCACAAGCAGCAGCTAAAGGAGAAGCTCAATTACAAAGCGATAAAGCTAATATAGAAGCAAAAGCTATAGCAGAAGAAATCGGTGCTTACGGTAGACAAGAAAAAAGAGATATAGTTCAATTAAACAGAATGCAAAGCCAAATGGAAAATGCCCAAGCTAGGCAATCTGAATATGAGCAAGCTTCTGATCAAGCTATTAGCGACTCTTTAAGTGGTACGGGAACAGCTTTAAGCGGTGTTGATTTTACTTCAATGGGTAATCCTTAATATTAAATAAGAAATGGGAACATACGAAAATCCAGACAAAAGACCTATAAGCACTAAAGGAAGAGCTTTAGGAGCAGGTATACAAAGAATGGTTACAGGCTTTGCTAATGATAAAATAGCTAGAGATGGCAAAAAAGCTAGAGATGAAGAAGAAGCTGCAGCATTGTTGAAGCAAAGATCATCAAAAGCTAGTAGCACGTTTGATTCTGGTTATGATGGTATCAGTGATGATATAAATAGCTTTTCACAAGACTTAGGCGCTGGTAATAGAAATGTTTTTAAACAAGAGATAGTAAATTTATTAGATGGAAAAAGAGATGAAATATCTGATTGGATAAAAGATAATCCTGAAGCTTCTCAAACAGAAATAACAGCTAAAATAAATTCAGGTACAGAGTATATGGGCAACTTGCAAAATACTTTAACTGGCTTGTCTCTTGCTCGTGAAGAATATTTAGCTGCTAGAGATTTAGGTGCGGGTGAAAAAGGAGCTTTAGTTCCTGGTTATAATCCTGATTTAATAAAATTTTTTGAAGCTCAAGAAAGAAACGACCCAAACATGCATTTTACCGTAGATGACAATGGTGAGTTTAGAATAAGTGTTGTTAATGAAGAAGAGCTAGGAAATGCTATGAACAACATGACTGACGATCAACAATTAGAGTTTACTTCATTCAATGCTAGCAACATGGTTAAAAGCCATGCTGATGGTAATCCATTTTTTAGAACTGTACAACCTTTCGATTATAGTGAAATGCAAACTACTATTGATGATTCCATTAGAAAAGGTGATAAAGATTTAGGAACAGTAGACAAAGATGGTAATATAACTTATAATAAAACTGCTGTACAAGATTTTTATAAAACAACACCAAATGGTCAAGCAATACTTAAATCTTATGAAGAAGACCCAGACGCGCAGGGTCATTGGTTAGGTATGGGTGAAAAAGTTATAGTTGATGATGAAATAGCTTATACTAATAATAGTGGTAATTTCAATACAGGTTTTCAACCAGCTTTGCTTGATGGGTTTTTAGAAGTGCTACCTGAAGCTGTAAAATCAACTAGAAAAAAAGGTTATTAAATAAAATTTCATGAACGAGGAAAAGTTAAAAAGATTTTACGATAATAGTATAAAGCATTTTGATCTACCTGATTTTAATACTTTTAAATCAGAAATGCAAGATGATTCTAATTTAGCTAGGCTTAGAAAAAATATGTTACCATATTACGATTTGCCAGAATTAGAAGTAATGAAAACAGATTTTTTTAGCGGAGGGTTAACTGGTAAATCAGGAAAAGGTAAAACTACAGAAAGTGTTGAAGTTACTGAAGTTGATGAAGAACCTACTGAGGAACAAGCTGAAGAAACTAAAAAATCTATAAATTACCAAAAAGAAAAAGAGGTAATAGATAAAGCTGAACAAGTAGTCAAGTTAAGGTTGATGAGAAACGACACTATATCTGATGAAGAAAAAGCAAAAAAATTAAAAAAATTAGAAGAGTTTAACGCTAAGAAAAGAGCTAAACTAGACGAAGACGTTCAGGATGATTTTGCTAGTAAACTTTTTGAAATAACTAATACAGGCGCTTCAGATGAAATGGTAGAACAATGGACTGAAGAAGTAACTACTCCAGCTCCACAAATAGACACGCCATTTTTTGGAGCAATACCTAAAGCCTCTATTACTGCGCCTTATGAAGCTTTTTTAGAGTCAGCAGAAAAAAGTTTAAAAGATCAAGGCAAAGATCCTGGAAAAGAAGACGTTAAAGAAATGGCTATAAAAATGGCTATAGCGGACAAAAACACTAAGTGGAAAGCTGGTCAAACTGCTGAAGTCATGGAACAAGTTGAGACAGATTTTGGTATAGATAGAACAGATACTTCAATCTCTCAAATTTTTTCCGATATTGGAAGTGCTGTGTCAAGTACTTTTGATATTATGACTGAGGAAGGTAGAAACAAGTTCATTAGCAATCTTTCAGAAGAAGATAAAAAAAGAATACAAGAACAAGGAGCTTGGAGTTCTGCGGCAATGCAAGCTAATGCGGTTTTTGGTGGTAAGCAAGGCAAAGAATACTATGACGCTAGAATAAAAATATATGACAAACTAGAAGTTAAACAAAAAGAATTAGAAAAAGAATACGCTAGTCAAGTTAATAATATAGTTAGTCGGGGAGATAATATCAAAAAAGAAATTGAGTCTATAAACAGTTATGAAGAGAAATTTAAAAATCTTCAAGAAAAAGGAGAGAAAGTTTCTGATCAAGAATATTCTGATTATGCAAGATTATTTGAAAAAGTAAAAGTAGATAGAGCTCTATACCAGAAAGACATAGATGATCTAGGGTCTAAAGCAATTCCATCAAATGATTATGATACTATAAAAAATCTTACACTTAAAACTTACGATAACCTTGAGATGGTTAATAACAATGTTTTATCCTCTGTTATGACTGTTGGTGCTGGTGTTGGTACTTTAGTCCATGAACTAACGTTACCAGAAATGATTAAATGGAGTGGTTTAGATATAGAAAGTGAAGAAGGTTTAACTAAAATTTTTGGAGAAGAAGAATCTACTATAAAAGAACTAGCTAGAAACCAAGGTAAAGCTAATTTGTCTATGAGCAATGCGTTGGATTCAGCTCATCAAATGGGTAATGCTATAAAAGGTCAAAATGCTCCTGTTCCTTCTATTGGTGAAGTAGATTCATTAGGTGACTTTGGTATGTATATGATGGATCTAGCTTCAGGTCAAATGGTTAACACTGCTCTTACCGTAGCTTTTCCACCTGCTGGTCTACTTGTATTAGCTGGCAGCGCTGCTGGAGGTAAGATGTATGAGATGAACAAAGAGATGGAAGGTGTTGAGTGGACTGCTGAAGAATTAGCAGACATGAAAGAAAGTGGCGTTACCCCACCAGATTCTAAATATAAAGTTCCTCCAGTTAATTATAATGCTTTAGAGTACTTTGGTACAGGAGCAATGGTAGGTGGTGCAGAATACTTAACTGAAAAAGTAAGTTTAGGTATATTAAAAGGTGGTTTTAAAAATGTTCAAAAAGCATTTGACTTAAGTGGTGATGGTATAAACGCTACTTTAAAACAAATGACAACTCCCAAGCAGTTAGCTAAATTAGGTTATAACTTTGGTAAAGATTCTTTTAAAGAAGCTGGAGCAGAAGGTATAGTACAGTTAACTAGTAATTTTGCTGATAGAGTTGTGTTAGGAAAAGAAGATGTTTCTATAATGGATGGCATGACAGATTCTATGGCTGCTGGTTTCTTTATGGGTAACATGTTTTCAGGACCTCCAGCAATAGCTTCAATGGTTACAACTGCTTTTTCTAGTGAAGCAGAGTTTGCTCAAGCCAATAAACTAAATGCTCAAATGATATCTTTATCTAAGCAAAGAGATGCTATACTTGCTAAAGATCCAAGAGATAGAGATGGTGCAGCTGGTATGCTTCAATCTCAAATTGAAGAAACTTTAGACAAGCAAATGGAAAGCATGAATAAAGTTAGGCAAAGAACTTTAGATATGACTGGTTCTGATCGTCAAGGCATGATTGATCAATATAATAAAGAGCATAAGTTAAGAAGTGAAATTGACAAGATAAACGAAAATCCTGACATAAGCAAAGAGAATAAAGCTATAATGGTAAATGGTCGGTTAGATGGTATAGCTAAAAGTGAAGCTATTAGAAGTCGTATATTATCTGATGCTACATTCAATGCTGATATTAAGAGACAATCAGATTTATCAACTAAAATAAGGACAGAAAACGGAACTCTAGATATGGTTGAGTACGTAGTGGCTGATAACTCTAAGTCTGCATTAGATCAAGGTTTAGATAAAATAGATGCTATGGACTTGACTGATCAACAAAAGTCTGCGTTAAAAGATAATCTTACCACAGAGTTTAATGCTATAAAAGAAAAGTCTGCTAACGGCGAAAGCTATAATGGTTTTGCTTGGGGTGACAATATAGAAATTGAGACTCAAAAGGATGGTAAAATGGTTAAAGAAACTTTAAACGTTCCTATGACCTTTGCTTTAAATAAGAATAATGCTACAGTAGCTTCTCATGAACTAGGTCATCAAACAATGTATAAGCAGTTTATTAAAAATAATCCGCGAGCTGTTGAACTAGTAGATGAATTAGAGTCTTATGTAAAAAATAATTATAAAAAAGCTTATGATAATTTTAAAGCTGTAAGAGCCGCTTACGAATCTGAAGGTCTTAGTAAAGAGCAAATGGCTGAAGAGCAACTGGCTAACCTTAGTGATTTCATGAGAATGAATAATTTACAAGGTGATAGAACTTTGCATAACAAGTTATTTGGTAGATTTCAAAAAGTAAATGATGGTAATAATCAAATTGAAACTGGTAAAGATGTATTTGACATGCTTACTAGCTACAATCAATCATTTGAAACTGGGCAATTACAAGGTCTGGCTAAGTCTATTATAAAAGGTGATGCTAAAGTTAAAGCTAAAGATCAAGCTGAAACAACAACAGCTAAAGACGAAAAATCTAAAACTGCTTTTTCTAAAGATGTAAATCCTAAGCAGGTTCAAACTATGGTTGATAAGGTTGCTAACAGAGCTTGGTCTAAATTTGGTAAACCTATACCTGCTAATGTTAAACAAAAAGCTGGAGTAACTAGACAATCATACATCGAAAGCGCTAAAACAGAATTACAACAAATAGCTAAAGAGTTTGATCCTAAGAGGAAAGATAAAGACGGTAACCCTATAGACTTCAATAGGTTTATGGCTAACAGAGGTATGCAGAGAATGAATTCTCTAGCGTCTAGGCTTGGTGTAGAATCAGCTGAAAAACCTACATCAAAGAGATTAGGTCAAGCAGTTAAAGAAGGTGAAAAAGAATTTGATATTAAATCTGAAGATGCTACTCCTGAAGAAGCAATGATATCAAAAGAGGTTGGAACTGAAACAAGAAAAGGTATTAAGCTAGCAGAAAGATTAGGTGACGATGCTAAAAAGATATCTGACAAGGTTAAGAAGATGAAACCAGTTTTAGAAGGTAAAACTTATAAGACGTTAAAAGATTTAGCACCAGACGATACTCAACGTATGTTTGGTATTACACCTAAGCCAGGTAACTTAACTAAAGCAGATGTTAAAAATGCTCAAGCTTTTATTAGAAAAAATGCTGATATACTATTAGCTATGCTACCTGAAGGTACAACTATCAGTGGTAAATCTACTGGATTACAAAAAGTATTACTAGATCCTTTTTATAACAAAGGTCGTAGAGTTAAAGCTGCTAAAACAGGCAGTACTCAAGGTTTAGCGACACAGAATAAAAAACCTAATATAAAAGCTAGTGAGTTCTTAGAAGTCTTTGGGATCACACCTGCAGGCCAACCAAACGTATCTGATAGAAACACTAGTGCTAGAATTAAAGCTTTAGTAGATCAAACAGGCAAGTTACTTACTAACCAAGCTGTAAGAGAAGCAATGCCCGATGCTCCAGTTGAGATTACTGAAGGTAAGTCTAGAGTAATGTTTAGTAAAAATGCAGTTAAACCTAAAACAAAAGGAGTTAAAGAAAATATTAAGTATATACAAGAGCAAGCTGGTATTAGACCGCTAGAAACTAAAGGAGAAGGTAGAATAGAAAGCGTAAGTTATTTGTTGAATGAGTTTTTTCCTAAGTTAATTGAAGAATTTGGTGATAGTGCTCAGTTTTTGTTAAAGTCTTCTACTATTAGTCCATCAGGTAATGAAGGTGTTTCTTTTAATCAAGACGGAAGTATAAAGAAAACTGGTGGCGCTATTGGTAGAGATCAATTATTTATAAATAGTATTAATAAAACTTTAAAATCTAAACCTGAAACTCAAAAACTTATAGATGAAGGTAAATTAGGACAGCTTCAAGATATTTTAGATTTATTTAAAAGTAAAGATTTAAAGTCTAATACTAAAATAGATTCTATAAAAACAGCTACGTTACCACAAAAAACACCAAATTTACAAAGAAATATAGATAGTAGAAGTAAACATAAAGAAGGATCTAAAGCTATATTAAATAGCTTAAAGAATATGTACGATAGTAATAATAATTCTTTGTCAGGAATTGCTTTTATGCTATATAATGCTAATGCTAATTCAGCAATGTATAGAAATTTAGCTCAATTAATTGGTGTTGAAATAGGTTCGGGTAAAAATAATGCTAGAGAAGAACACATATATCAAGCTGGGCCTTGGGCTCAACGTACTTTACAAGCTATTACTAAAGACAAGAAAATATTTGATGCTTTTAATAAATGGCAAGCTGAAAATTACTATCAAGAAACTATAACTAAAGATTCAGAAAGATTAGTAGATGGAAAATATAAGCTAGAAGATGGAAGCATTTATGATGCTAAATCACAAGAACATCCATATATGAAGGAACAAATGGATATAGCCATGAAAACAGGTGATTTTAGTAATGTTCCTAGTCCAGATTTAAGAAAATATAATGAACATTTTCATTTAAACCCAAATAATATAATTAGAGAGGGAATAAGTGATGCTAAGAGATATAATGTTGAAGTTCCTAATAATTTAATTAATAATCCAGACATTGTATCACTACAAGCTAGATTAATATACGAACAAATAATAGGTAAAATAGATGCTAAAACAGCAAAAGCTGAATTAGATATTGCTTTACCTGTAGAAGTTTCTAAGAACAAAACTAATCAAAAAGTAAATGTACCTCTAGTTGATAGCCCTAAAGTAATGGACACTAAAGATTCTGAGAACATGACTTCAGAAGATGTTCTTAATAAAGCTGCTAGTTTAGATGAAGCTTTACGTAACGCTCGTAATCCTAATGCTCCAGTTAAGAAAATAAGAGTTTTTGATTTTGATGATACATTAGCTAGAACTAAAAGCAATGTATTATATACTATGCCTAGTGAAAGCATAGTTTACAATGCTAGCCCTAAGTCTTTTGATAAACTAGGCCAAAGAACTGGCTTAACATTTTTAGCTACAGATATAAAAGAAGCTCAAGCATATGCTGAAAATAACAGAGGTAATGTTAAAGAAATAACAGTTAATGACAACGCTTTAGCTAATGAACAATATGTTTTAAATAAATTAAAAGAATTAGATATTGACATAACTGAAGGATTGTTATATGAGATGATAGATTCTAGGTTTGAGGATTATTACATAGGAAAAGAAAAAGTAGAACAACTTAAAAAAGAATTAGCTAAAGATGGTTTTAAAGGTTTTAGATACGAGGATGGATCTCAAATATCTAGCAAAGGGACAGAAAGCATAGCTATATTTGATAAGTCTTCTATAAAACCTACTGAAAAACTAACTGCTGAAGAGTTTGCTAAAAAAGGAGATGAGATATTAGCTGACGGAGCTGAGTTTGATTTTTCAGAGTTTAACAAAGTAATAGATGGTAAGAAAGGTCCACTATTTGAAGTTGCTAAAAAGATACAAGAAGCAAGAGGAGCAGATGATATATTTGTACTAACTGCAAGATCTCAAGAAGCATCACCAGCTATTAAAGAGTTTTTAGATGCTATAGGTTTAAACATACCTGCTCAAAATATATCTGGCTTAGGTAATAGCTCACCATTTGCTAAATCAAACTGGATAGTTGATAAAGCAGCTGAAGGTTATAATGACTTTTATTTTGCTGATGATGCAACACAAAATGTTAAAGCAGTAAGAGACGCATTAGAAGTATTAGATGTTAAATCTAAAACTCAACAAGCTAAGATTAAGTTTAGTAAAGACTTAAACATGGAGTTTAATGAGATTATAGAACAATCTAAAGGCATCGATAAGTTTAAAATATATTCAGATGTTAAAGCTCAATTAGCAGGTGCTAGAAAAGGTAGAGGTAAATTCTTTATACCACCATCAGCTGAAGATTTTCAAGGACTACTTTATGCTATGTTAGGTAAAGGCAAGCAAGGCACAGAACAAATGAAGTTCTTTGATGAAGCTTTAAATAAACCTTATGCTAGAGCTATGGAAAACTTAGCGACAGATAGAGTTAATTTAATGGCTGACTTTAAAGCGTTAAAGAAGCAGTTAGAAGTTCCTAGAGATTTACGTAAGAAAACTAAATCAGGATTTACTAATGAGCAAGCTGTAAGAGTTTACTTATGGGCTAAGACTGGTCAAGAGATACCTGGTTTATCTAAAAAAGATTTTAAAGAGCTAAATGATATAGTAGAAAATGATCCTAAATTAAAAGTGTTTGCAAATCAATTATTATCTATAACTAAAGGTGATGGCTATTCTACACCTAAAGCTGAGTGGCAATTAGGTACTCTAACTACTGATTTAATAGATGTGTTAAATACTAATAAGCGTTCTAAGTATTTACAAGAGTGGCAAGCTAACGTTGATACTATATTCTCTAAAGATAATATGAACAAGCTTGAAGCTGCATTAGGTCCTAAGTATGTCGAAGCTTTACGTAACAGTTTAGCTAGGATGAAAGCTGGTAGAAACAGAATAGCTGGAGGTAATAGATTAAGTAATCAAGTTTTAGATTATATAAATCAATCTACCGGTGTTACAATGTTCTTTAATGCTAGATCAGCATTGCTACAAACTATATCTGCTGCTAACTTTATAAACTGGAGCTTTAATAATCCTCTTAATGCTGGTAAAGCTTTTGCTAATCAACCTCAGTATTGGAAAGATTTTACAATGCTTATGAACTCTGATTACTTAGTTGATAGACGTAATGGTTTAAAACTTAATATATCAGAATCAGAGATTGCAGATGCTGCTAAAACATCGAAGAATAAAGCTAAAGCAGTTTTAAATTACATATTAGAAAAAGGTTATATACCAACTAAGTATGCTGATAGTTTTGCTATAGCTTCTGGTGGTGCTATGTTTTATAGAAACAGAGTTAATAACTTACTTAAAAAAGGTATGAGTAGAGCTGATGCTGAAGCTCAAGCTATGGAAGAGTTTAAAGCAACATCAGAAGTTTCTCAACAGTCATCTGATCCAAGTAAAATATCACAACAACAATCAGGTGATATGGGTAGAATTATACTACAGTATGTTAATACTCCAATGCAATATGTAAGAGTACAGAAAAGAGATATGCAAGATATAATTAATAGAAGACCTATGCCTGGTAAAACACTAGCTCAAAGTAATAGAACTAGGTTGTCTAGAATAACTTACTATGCTTTCTTACAAAACATGTTATTTAATGCACTGCAACAAGGTTTGTTTGCTATGGGCTTTGGAGATGATGATGAAGAAATGAGTGAGAGTGATGAAAAAAGAATATTTAATACTGCTAATGGTATGATGGATTCTTGGCTTAGAGGTTTAGGTTTTGCTGGTGTTACTGTTCAAGTGCTTAAAAACTTAGGTATAAACATATATGATAGATCACAAAGAGATAGACCAGAATATAGCGATGCTTGGCAAAAGCTATTAGAATTTTCACCTGCTATAAAAAGTAAGCTGTCTAAACTTAGAAGTGCTGGTTATCCTTTTGATAGCAAGAAACGTAGAGAAGAAGTATTTGAAAAAGGTTTTAGCTTAGATAATCCTGCTTATGAATCGTTGGCTAAAGTAATTACTGCTACAACTAATATACCTCTTGATAGATTATTTAGTAAAATAAATAATATTAAAGGAGCGTTAGAAGACGATCAAGAAACTTGGAAATCAGTAGCTATGTTATTAGGTTGGCCAGAATGGCAGTTAGAAGATAAAGAAGATTCTAAACCTAAAACTCCAGAAGAAAAAGCAGTAGCTAAAGAAGATAAGAAAGAAGCAAGATACAAAGAGGCCGTAGGTTCTACTGATTATGATACTATAAAAAATTTAACGGCGCCTCAGCAAATCAAGTTAATGAAGTCTTTAGGTATAGATAGTGATACTATTAAGAAAGCTAAATCTGAAGATGCTAAGATTAAGCTTATTATAAAGAAACATAGCGGAGAAGAACCAACGGAAGAAGAAAAGAAAGAAATAGCTAAACAACAAAAGTTTGACGGATATAAAGCACTAACTAAGAAGGATCAAGTAGATAAACTACTTGAACTAGGTTTAACTAAAGCTCAGATAAGAGCTTTGAAATATGAAAAAGATAGAGTTAATAAACTTATAGAACTAGAAAAATGAAGATAGGTGAAAACACTGAGTTCAAACTAGATTTAAAGACAATTGTTAGTATAGTTGTTTTTACATCGACAATAATGGGAATGTACTATACCTTAGAATCAGATATAGAAGAGGCAAAAAAGTTACCTCCTGCAGAAGTTAAACGATTAGAATATGATCTTAAACAACAATGGACAGAAGGCCATATATTAACTCTAGAATTAAAAGTCAAAGAGCTACGAGAAGATTTAAAACAATTAGAAAAAGATATACATCATGGCAACAAAAAGAAGTAATATAAAAAGAACTAAAATATCTGCAGCATGTAAAGCTGCTGCTAAGAAAAAGTTTGACGTATGGCCAAGTGCTTACGCTTCAGGATGGGGAGTTAAGTGTACTAAAGCGGGTGGACCAGGTAGCATGGGTAAAAAGAAAAAGAAATAAAAATGGCAAAAAAATTTAAACCTCATATGATGTACAAAAAATGTGAAGGCATAATGGCTGAAACATTTGAAGATCATTTAAAGCTTAAGAAAAAAGGCTTTGGTCACAAACAAGACAAGTCTTGCGATAAAAAAAATAAAGATGGCAAAAAGTAAAGTTAAAGGTGGAGGCACTAAAAAAGTTTGTTTACCTGCTAGCAAAGTAAGATCAATGAGCAAAGCAGAAAAAGACAAAGTTGTAAGAGCTAAAAAATCTGCCGCATCAAAAGGTGATTATAAAAGATCTAGTAAATCAAATGTAAAAGGCGCTCGTAAAAAAGGAGCAACGCTTAGAGACTGGTTTGAAAAAGAAAACTGGATCAATGTAGCTACAGGTGAACCTTGTGGAGCTTCTAGTAGCAAAACTAAACGTAAAAGAAAATAATATGGCTTTAAAATGTACAGGTAGAAACTCTCCTTTAAAAATGCGTAAGACAACTAAAGGTAAAGGCAGAACTTTTAGGTCTACAGAAGAAGGTGCTGGTATGACTAGTAAGGGAGTTAAACAATATAGAAAAGAAAATCCTGGAAGTAAGCTTAAAACAGCTGTAACTAAATGTGATGTAAAAGCTGGTACTAAAGCTTACAAAAGACAGAAAGCATTTTGTAGTAGATCAAAAAGCTGGGATGGAGAAAGAGGAAAAGCAGCTAGAAAACGCTGGTGTTGTAGTAGATTTTAGGAACAATAAAAAATGGGCACCATACCCAACGTTCCTGTAACCAAAAAAGGGAGGCCGCAAGACCTCCCTTTTGTTATTTAGCAGCCTTGACAAAGACCTTCACATAATTCACACATCTTTTTTAATTTTAATAGTTATTTTGTGTGGTGCGGGTTCATCTCCACCGAAGTATGGGTAGAGCTGATATCGCCTATACTCATCAGGACAATTCTTAGGTATATGTACATATGTTCCATCTACAGATAACTTGTAGTCCCAAGTTGATATAGTCATTTCGTAGTAATGCTCTTCACATATACTAACTCTTTTTATAAGATCAAAGCTAAACTCGCCATGCTCATGCTTAAACCAGTGTATTTCTAAACTATCGTTTAACCATCGCCAGCCAAACCTTATAGAGTTCTCCATATGGTTTGTTGAGCAATCGCTCCATCCTATTAACTTATTTATATCTAGTTGATTAACGCTATCCACTGTTTTGTAGATAGCGCTAGAATCAAACTCAATGCTCCAACCGAACATTGTATCTTTACTATAATTCAAAGCATATGTCGACCTATGTCTTCCTTTTTTTATAGTAAATTCTTTTTCTTTATTTGTTATTTTATTACAACTAGTTAATTTCACAAGCGCCACCAGCACAAGCAAGCTCACCACTAAGGTCAGTGTTGTCTTCAGTTTCGATAACATCTTTTAAATTTATATCTTTTAAATGTTGTAACCTATTTATATAAGTTCCTTCATCAATATCCTCGAAAGGAGCTTGAGTATAAGTTCCACCGTCAAATGGTAGTACAGACAAACCATTATAGCAATCTCTGTTGTTCCACATCCACTCACCAGCATCTTCCCACTCTTCAGTTTTTAAACTAACAGTAGCTGAAACGTTGTGAGTGTTAGATCCTTTTCTATGACCAGGTAGTACCCACTCTTGAGCCACTTTCTTTATACGCTCAAGTAATTGAAAAGGTGATTCAGTTCTAAGTATAGAACCTTCAGGCGCTTTTTGTGGTACACTAATTACTGCAGTGTCATGAGGTCTAAAATACTCATCTTCAACTAGCATTGGATGGTTGTTAGCTAAGTATTTATATATACTTTCGTTTTTACCAACCCTGATTCTACGGACATAATAATCGTTATGCCATGCATGAATACCAGATGATGTTCCTAATGCAAGAGATGTCGTCCCAGCAGGCTTCACGGTCGTGCATCGTGCTGCAGGATTGATACCAATTATCTTTGCAACTCTTGAGTTTTCTCTTTTAACTACATCAGCAGCTTTTTTCATGTCATAACCAAGTACAACGCCTGATCCTATACCTGTCATTGATACACCTATCAGTGCATCTTTTTCAGTCGTTTCTCTCCATATATCTCTTAAGTAATGAAAATTAGTATAGCCAGCTTGTAGCGTACCTATAAATGCAGCAGCTTTTACTCTCGTGTTTAAATCTTCTTGTGATTCAATATCAGAAGCATTAACCTCGCATAAGTTACAAAACTGATAAGGTCTTAGAGCTATCTCACAACAAGGATTAGTTCCCCAATCTTTATCATTGTTAAAGTAAATACCAGGTTCACCAGCATTACTAAGCTCTACGCGTTTCCATAAGTCCATAAAAAACTCTTTAGTTATCTTATGTCTCATTAAGCATGCTGAATTATTAGCACGGCCACGTTGTGGATTTGTTTCCCACCAATTACCTGACTTGCAAGAAATCATTTCATCATCGTCAGCAGAGAATAAGCTAATTAAAGCTGCTCTACGTATACCACCAGCAAGTACTGCATCTGCTACATGGCAAACAATATCGTGCACTTCTATAGTAGATAATGACTCTCCAGACTCTTTACTGTTTAATATGCCTGTTATTTTTAATATACACTCTTTTAATGGTTGAGGACCAGGAGCTTTACCTCCTGATGTTACTAACTGTGCTCCTTTAGGTCTTATATCAGAAAAGTCAAAGTCAATTGTTGATTGTCTTCTTTCTCCCATGTAAGACTTCATAAGAACTTTTATAGCATCTGCCCAACCTTCTATGGAGTCTCCTACTAAAAATCTTCTAGTTCTTTTTGTATACGGTTTATTTACTGGTTCTAGTTTTTTAACGTGATGTTGTTGTACGGAGTAACCTACACCTGTTCCGCCAAGTAGTAAGAACATTACTTCACTAAACGAGTCAATATGATCGATAGGTAAATAAGCGCAGTTATACACACGATTAGGTGATATTTCAATCGGCTTACCTCCGAACTGAAGCGATCGCATGCTTGGTAAAATTTTCTTTTCATAAACTAATTTATAAACTTCTTCTATATTTTCTTTTAACTCAGGATATTTTTTAATATGCATGTTTTTATTCCTTGTAACTAATTCATTCCATGACTCACGTCTGTTTAGTTCAGGCATATACTTAGCATACTTCATATACACTGTGATATCGGATAATATTTCATTTGATAACTCCATATAGTAATCTTTAAATAATTATACTTCTAACTTTTTTTCTTCTTCTTTATTCTCTAATATATTTGATTTTAATTTATCTATAGCTTCTTCATAACCAGGTAGAAGTTTTACGGTCTCTAAAGTACCTACAGATAGTTCTCTTAAATGACTTATCTCGTTAATAATTTGTTGCATAACATTAGTTAATGCCACAATTTTATTTTGCATTTCAAGCAGTTTACTTTCTTTCATTTTAGTTTTTATATTTTTCTTGATATTCTATTAACTCTTTATATTTCAAATAACCTTTTTGATTTATGCTCCAATTAATAAACTTATCAATTTGTCTTTCATTGTATTTCCTACGTGCTAATGCTTTTGATTTCCAAGTATCAGCTTTATCGTTTCGTCGCATTCTTTTTGATTTTGTGGTTTATATAACGTTGTTTTCGGATAGTCCTGTGCCATGAGCTTTTTAAATAGTTTCCAGCGCAAAGGAAAAGACTCATTAGGTCTACCCTTGCATTCAATGACAAAGTTAGTGCCAATGAAATCAGGCGTATACTTAATGTTAAGCACATTTTTATTACCCCTATATTTAAACTCTCCTTTTCCGTTTCCTGTTCTTTCATAACTGTCGTTAACTGAGACAAATGAGGGGACTAATTCAAATGTTGTCCCCTCGTATGTTGCTTTTATCTTAGCGTTCTTCAAAGCTTTATACATATAAGCTTCGAGTCCTGATTTAAAATCTATGTTATCTACAGTTACTTTTTTAGCTCGAACAGGTCCACGTTTGCGCTTAAAACGTGCCATGTTGATCTATCATATCCATTTGAGCTGAAGACTTATTATATTTTTTTAAGTCTGTTAGTTCTTCTCTAGCTGCTTGAATATATAATATAGCATCCATAAGCTCTTCTTGTACATCGTTAAGATAACCAGCTAAATCTTTATGACCTTGTGTTCTCTCATCGTGTAATGTTCTTTTATACTTTTCAAAACCTACGTCTGATCGTGATACAAACTTGTCTACTACTGCTTCAACAACTGGATCTCTAAATGTTATCTCCTTACTTATCATCTTTCACAAATGTTCCGTTAACCATTTTACCAGATCTTTTTCTAATCACTTCATACGCTGAATCAATACAATGTTCAATGTTAGTACCACCTAAGTAAGCTAGGTTTGTAAGTACTACAACCATATCGCCTATTGCATCTACAAATTCTGGTTTATCATCTTTGAGCACAGCTCTAGCTAGTTCGCCAGACTCTTCCATGAGTTTAGCAAATTGCGTTTTGGTGTCTCCTTTATCGTATAAGCCTCTATTAGATGCCCAATCTCTGATTTTATCGAAACGATTTTCGTTAGCTTCAGTTTGTTGATCGAACTTCTGTTTGAGATACTCATTATAGTCGTCCTTTTTTGCATTTACGAATTTTTCAAAGAAAGCTTTATTGTAAATGTAACATCTATTAGCGTCGTACATTGATGTTCTAGCGTTTTTAACTAACCAATCTAATGTGTGTTTACTGACCTGGAATTTGCCATATAGTGTTTCCCACTCTTTACCCATTTCATCCATTAGCCTTCCTTTGAGTTTGCTTAATGGAACTGGAAATGTTGATGTTTGCTCTGTTGCGTTGATTTTCATTGTATTTAATTTAATTTTATTAATATATAAGTCTTTGTATTTCTGTCTATCAACCCTATAGCCGTAAGACTGTTGAAGTTCTAACTCGCGGTCAGATATATAATCGATATCTGAGCTTTGATCTAGAACTTCTATTTCGTCTAAGTTGTAGCCTTGCTGGTCAACAACTCTAGATATAAGATCACGTGTTACCCCTATTTTTTTACCCGGAATATGGTACAAAAAATATTCTATTTTATCATCCATAAATCCTAGCTTTTCTTTGTAACAGACTATCAGGTGTTTCAGGCCATTTATCTTGATCTTTAGTATAAAGATGTAGATTGTGAGCAAAATGATAGTAAGATCCTAATTCATAATCTGTCTCCTCTGAGACCATTTGTTGCAATCTTGCAAAACAATACTGATCGTTGCAGAAACCATACCAGAGATCATTAGATCGCATCGTCACGCACATGTTCAGTTTGTCGTTTACAACTGTGAACTGTATTGCATAAGTACAAGGTGTATCATATTTATATTGATCCATTTCTTTGCCATCATATATAGATACTGTAGCTTGTCTAGTGTTAGGATCACGTCTTAGCATTTTAATAACGTTGTCTAATTGACCACGTCTTTCCCATTGAGCTCCGTAGTTAGAATTAACTTGACCAAGTTCATTAGCCATCTTAGTCCATATCTTAGGTACTTTACCGTATATATCTCCTAGCTTGCTAATGTTAGGATCGCCGGATAAATACCATTGAAACTCTGCTGATGCGTAGTCTTTATTCCATTTACGAAAGCTAGATTTGATATCGACTTCATCTGGGTTATCCATTTGAAAGCCTACATTAAATAAAGCTTTAGTGCCTGCAAATTCCGTGCCATAAATATTGATGCACTGATACCAGTACTCAAATGCTTCATTGGCATTTCTAAATTTATTTGCGAATGTTTTTATCATAATAAAATTTATATAGTTCCATAACTTTAGGCCATAATTCAGTTGGACCATAAGTATTTGGGCTTTGTTGTTTTCTTCCGTTTACATTTACCTCTATCCAACAGGTTTTATTGTTAAAACCTTTACCGCAAGGCACGGAGTATATTTTCACACCATGTTTTATACACCATTGGTATGCTTCAGTGTTTTCTTTA